GTTGAAACAATCCCCATTCGAGAATCAGCTTTCATCCCTTCATAACCCTTTACAAAGTCCTGAACATACACTGTTTGAGACATATTTACCTTCTTTTTAATGGTTTACAAACAATATTGATTTACAATAAGTAAAAATCAAATAAAATTATTTTTTCTCTTCATCCTCATGAGCATGCGTCATTTTGTCAATCATATCCTGCCTGGAATTGGCTACATTAGGTGTAACAATACTATCATGTCTCGGTGCAACTATTTTACGCTGGGAAATAATCCCTTCATCGTTATTTGTTGATTTCAATTCAATAGTGGCATCAAAACGTGCCTGGAGATATTCATTAGACATTCCATCCAATTTTGCTTCCGGGAATTTAGCCAATATGACTGCTTTACGAATATCAACATCTAACATACTATCCAATTTGGTAATAGATTCTTCATCCAAATTGTCAATAGCTATTTTCTCCAATCCAATACGAGCCTTGACAGCTTTGGTAATTTCTATAGGCATTCCGTCAATTTTAGTTTGAAGCTTTTTGACATTGTCCAACGCAGTATCTCTTTCAGCGGTAATACCATCCACATTTTTTTTATGTGAATTTATTTGAACAGTGAGCGCATCAACATTTGTTTTGATGGCGGAAAATCCTGCAACAACTTCAGCAGGCACTTCATAGTCACATCCATTATCCAGTCTGAGCATAGGCATAGGTTTTCTCCTATTGTTAATGTTATTTGGTATTGAATCATTTTCTATTTCAACAGCATCTTCAGAATCAATATTTAATTTTAATGCTTTTCCCCCACGTGCATTATCAACGATAGCCAAATGATTTCCTCTAATATTTCTTTGCACGCAATCGTATCTTTCTCCATTGTATTCTCCAGGACTTTCATCAAGTTCTACTTTATAACCTAATGAAAGTTCTTTTCTTCCTGCTGCAATAGCATCAATTCCGTCTTTGGTAGTAATAGCTACTGGGGCAACAACAAATTGACCATCCTGAACTATTTCTTGACCCGTAAAGCCAATAGAAAGTTGTTTTGCAGTATCAACTGTCACAGTACGTTCTACTGGATGTAAATTTGTAATCGGTAACATTTTTAATGAGTCAATATGTTCTTTTGAAAATACTTCACTGGGATGACGGAGTTCTTTACGTATAGTACCATCAGCATTACGATATGAAAATACACCAGTACGTGTAATACGAGCATTTCCTTTGAAAAACCCTTCTGAGGTTTTCTCCATACCATAAAAAATTCCAGAATCATATCGCATTACTGATTTACTTTTAATAGGCATAAATTTTCTCCAGAAAATAAAAAAGCCCCAATCACTACATAGTGGTCAGGGCTTTTAGGCTAAAAAGAAAGGCCGTCAAGCTATTATAATACAATATTACTACCTAATATAACTTAATAAGATACCAAATTTAAAAAATAGTTATACTTTTTTATCACTATCTATCTTTTGTAAATTATGTTCAACTGATATTTGTACATTACCAATACCACCTTTATGTAAATTTAAGGTAATTACTATTTTACCCGTAAAATATTCGGAACATATTTTCATTAAATAATTTTGAATAGCTTTAATAAATTCTAAAATACTCATTTCTCCTCCAATATAGGTTCAAAAATATTTTGTTGTTTATTAATCTCCTCTTGTATCTGAGTAAAAACGGCAAAGGCCCAGCAACGGCATTGGAAATCCTGACCAGGATGTAATTCCACTCCCCAAATACTTGTCCTGCTTTTCCATGTCTTTCCGTCATCATCAGAATAAACTGTTGAATTATCCCAGCGGCATAATTTCCCATCCATAGCAGCATGAGAACGTCGTACACGCTCATCACCAGATGTTTGAAATTTATATTGACTAATTCCCAAATCTTGTTGACGTAATTGAGTTAGTTGTCCATTTAGTTTACTAACCTGATCCCGTGCAATTAATTTTGCTCGTGCTTTTGTTGTTTGATATTGCTCTTGAATTTGTTTTGCAATTTCCTCATGACGTTTCCCTGTCCGTAAACTACGTTGAGATAGTGTTTCAATATCCGTTAAAGATTTATCTTTGATAGATTTTATCAATTCAACATTTTCACGGCTAAACGATTTTAAACTATCATTTAACCAAGGCTCATACTGTAAAGTATTAACTCCCATAACCTGTTGTAAAGTTTTTTGCCATTGCTCACTATTCCATTTTGATGTTTTTTGTCCTATATTAAGTGTGGTTGCTCTCCAATCATAGGGAAGTGTTTGATCTATTTTTATAGATAGAGCATCAATAAGTTGATGTACATTGTCATCATAAGAATCAGTTTGAATAACAGGAACTATTGGAGCATATACCATATTATGAAATACAAAAGCTGAATCCTCTTCATCTATAGTGTTATTTAAAGCAGCATTAAAACAATAATTATCTAATCGTGATAATTCTAATCGGTTTATGTCATCAGTTCTTGGAAGTAAAGCACTTGCTTCCTGCACCAAGCCTGGTAACGCTGGAAGAAAAACTTGATCAACTAACTCTTTTATTTTATCAACATACAAAAGGAGAAATTTTGCATATTCACGTTCAACAGGTATGGGATGAAGCCAATGTGGTGGACGGTGAAGTCTTTTGCGTTTACTTTGTAAAGCAAGTTGCCTGCGTTTTTCAATACGTACTTGTATGTTAGGAGATTGATTCATAATTTTCTGGTGATTCAAAATGGCAATAATCTGGTTTGGGTTTGCCCTCTTTATCTTTAAAATAGGCACCACATATTAACCCTATTTTATTACCAATTATAGCTAAATCAATATAATCAGGAATATCATTATTATTTATATCCACTTTTAAGTCCCAAGTCAATTTTTCATCTTTTACAATTACAATATCAAATGCCTCAGACAATTTTCTTTTATCATTAATGATATGCTTACTGTCTAATGTCCATGTGACTTTTTTATTTTGCTCTTCAGTTATTTTATACAAAGAGGCATTTTCTCTTGCATGATTTACTTTATCTAATGACTCTCTGCCTTGTAAATATAAAGCGTATTGCTCAAGATAAATACGACTAGTACAAGTTAAAGCCATTTTGATATTATTATTAAAAGAGATTAAAGCCAATAATTCATATTTAGCCCTAAGCCAGGGAATGCATTGATCTATATTTTTACTTGACATTTTTTTTACCTTTAATTTCTATACCTTTTTCCTCTTTGTTTTTATCTTTACTCAAAGATATTTTATCTTTCATTGGCATAGGTTCTCTCACTCCTATACTCAAAACAATTTGTTTACCATAGGTATCCCCACCAAACCTGGATTCAGCTACTTCAGCGGCATCAAGTACTCCAGCATTTACATAAGCACAATCCGCTTCAGCATTAGTTTTCTTTACAGTCGCATCTTCAGTCTCAGATGTTTGTTTCAATGGATTAAATTTTATTTTCCAATCTTCAGGTTCAATTCCTTTGAAATAGCCATCTTTACTAAGCATAATAATTTTAGTAAGTCTCTCAAGTAAAGGTTTCAAATCTTTCTGTTGATTTTCCTGAATCATATCAAAAAAATCATCACTTTCTCCTTTGCCCTCATTATTTAATCCACCCCCCTGTTGCCCTATTAATTTACGCATAGGAATTCCAGTTACCATACAAACAGCTTGAACAAATTTTTCTACTATTTCAGCCAATCCTGAAACAGTACTGGCATGTTTTGTGTATGTTTCCCGCTCATCTAAAAGTAAAGTATTGATCATATGACGGGATAAATCCATTAACTCTAATCTATCTTTTACCAATTGTTCTTTTCCAGCGGCCATTAACTCTTGTAAATTTTGTATAGTAAGGGTACCAAATACAAAATCTTGTACGATATGCCCTAACCCACCATACACATCATTTAAATCACGTATTTGATCGTAGCAATGTTGTAAATAAGAAGCACCCCAGCCTTGATTTAATTGGCGTGCCTGATCTGGTATACTAACACCTGATAATACTAAGCATCGGGATTCATGTACCCGAAATCCAGAATTTACCCCATAAGAACCCACAGGATAAATAGTATACCATTGCACCTTTCCATATTTTTTCTCTTCAGGATCAATATACAAATCATTAGAAGTCCATTGCACTCTAAAACGATCATATACCCGCAAAAAATCTAATGTACGTATAATTGTTTCATTTAATGGTGTGTCTAATTTTCCGCCATCATCAATACCCATAACACAAACAGCACCACCAAATAATCTATTCCATTTTAATGACATTTCTATCTCATGTAAAGCACCTAATTCCTCTAAAGTAGATTGAACCAAGCTGGCTTCATCCCCCTCAATTTCAAAACCTTTTTTTAACATTTCATCAGGTATAATATCCACTATCCGCTTAGCAATACCATCATCAACATAAAGATCACTCAATTCCATTTCATTCATAAAACTTTTAGCACTAAAAGTAGTACTCATGCGCTTATCATGTAAGGTGCCCATTCCCGTAAATAAATTATTCCAACCATCCACTCGTGGGTATACTCTACGCTGGGAAATAAAAGAAGTGTCATTATTTACTTTAGATAATATTTTAATAGCGGGCATTGAGTACTCCTATCGTTTGTTAAGCCGTTCATAATTTATACAATCTGGACCTTCAAGTGTATGTAAAACATATCTTTCCATATCCTTAGTGTGATCATGCTGTTTAAGCGGCTTATCTTCCCCTTTTTTCATAGCATTTTTATCCCAAAGATACGCCCCATAATCCATAATACTATGTTCACATGGTTTACAAATCTTATATGATCCATTACACATTAATCTTGCTTGTGTTCTTATTCCGTTAAGCACATCATTATCTGCATCACGTATGACAAACATTCCTTTTTTCCGCAACGCCGCTTTAAATGATGCAGCACTTGGATCAATTATTATGCTATCAATATTAGTATTACCTAACCATTTGACAAAATCGTCAGCATATTCGGCATCATCTTTTTGTCGGCCATCCAATTGACTGTCATAATAATATTCTCTCTCCATCCATATAAAAGGCATAGCATCATAGTTCATTCCAAATAATCCAAAAGCTGTGGGATTGCCAGTGCCATAATCAACGCCAACAACATGAGATTTAGCAACCGCTGGAGGACGCACAATAACATGCTCATCTTCATTAAAAAAATCATAAACGGCACCCTCAGCAACAACCCAAAGCCCTTCAACAAATCTTTTATACCAAAGTCCTCGAAATTCTTTTTTTAGATTATCTTTAAACTTTTTACTTATAAAGGGGTTATCATCAAGTTTAAAACTAAATACTTCCATATCTAATTCTGCTTTACGATTAATATAATCTTTTTTTAAATAGTGATATGGATTATCAGGGTTAGTTGATCCAAACAATTGGGCATTATCAGGGGACAAACGGGAAAGCGCCATTATCCAAAATGATTCAGGCCACAGTGTAACCTCATCCCCTAATAATCCACCAGCAGTCATTCCGCGTATTTTACCCTCAGCTCGTTCATCTGAAGCGCCAAGTACTACATGTAAACGTCCAAAAATATAACATTCCCCTTTTCCTGGATACCATTGGCATTCATCCCCTATAATAGATTGTAGTGGCCGGATAATGTTGCGCACAGCAGAACGTTCAGTGCGACCTATAATACATAAATCCTCTTTAGGTGCCGTAGGGATAAATTTAAGCCATCTAAAAAGTGTACCCCATGTCTTAGACGACCTAACTGCACCCTCCCATAAATTGATACGGGAATTTGATCGTTTTATACTGTCTACCTGTTTTGTTGATAATTGCATATTATACTGTTAAGATATGAGTTATATTTGGATTTTTAAAAGTTTTTGTTCCGTTGACATGCTCAATAACTCCAATAGAATCATCAATTGTTATTTGAGCATATCGAAAAACTACTTGATAACTTGCCCGTGGCTCGAACATAGTGTCAAGTAAAGTAGTAATATCCTGAATATCATCATCATTTACAAAAGCTATATTATTCGTTTGTAAACCAACCAAATACTTAGGCATTCGTAATGATTGTTTTAAACGTGTCAAAATATCCATACCGTATTCCCCAAAATATTGTATAGATAAAGTAAGTGAGGTATTACTTATTATTTCTGACATACCAGATATATCTGGAGAAAGTATTCCAGGCTCTCCAATATCTTTTTGAGATAAAATTGATAATGAAACATATCCCTTAGCGGGCCTGGGAATATTTTGTTTATCCCATATGATACGTCCACTTGTTAATTCCGTTAATACCTCAGACACCCAATGATATATGACATTCTCCAATAATAATTGCGTCATAGTTATTTCCTTTATTGCCCAGACCACTCCTGAAGTATTCCCCCCGTTTAAACAGGTTTTATCAGTAGTTACAATACCATTTACAAAAGATATATCTTTAAAATTTACATAAGATAAACTCAAATTGCCTACTATAGATAAATCAATAATAGTCATTGTTCCGGGCACATTGGAAAGAAAAGATACAAATTTTCCCGGAGTACCACACCAATCATTAGCAACATAAACAGTTGCACGATGTGTATCTGCAACAGTCCAAACTATAGTACTTGGACCTGGATAACAAATTAACCGAGGGAAATCTATAATAGACATTCACCCTCTTATCGTGTTAATTGGAGGAATACCAAAATAGTATCAGTAGCCGCTAATCGGTATATCCTAAAAAGCTCAGGCATTTTGATTGAACTTGTGTATGCAGGTAATTTAATTCTTAGTGTATCTGCTGCCGCTGGAAGGGGAGAATTGGTTGTTGACGTCCTAACTGTTGTAAACGTCGCGGAACTATTCAAAAATCCAACGCAGATATACCTAAAACCAGTGGGAGCTGTCCAATAGGTACTAAGTGCCAGTACTCCAGTGTCTATTGACCCTATCAATTTTTTAATGTCATATAATGCTGCCGAACTATTGGACGCTTCTTCAATATTATATGCACCTAATGACGATGTTCCTCTGATAATTCCTGCTTGTCCTGCTTGAGTATTGTTGATAGTAATAAATAACATTAACGTCAACAAACCGCAAAAAATTTTACGCATAACTTACTCCTTTACATTAAGGTACTAAAATTTTATAATTTACAATTTATAATTTACAATTACAAACTCAATCGAAAAACAGGACTGAGACTATTACCTAACCCACTTCCATTAGATTGTCTTACTATAAGACTATCCATTGTATGAGCAGAATCAATAGCACCTGAATTATTTAAAGCAAATATTCGAAAATAATATTTAGCATTATTTGTTTTTCCGCTTTCATTAAAAATAAAAATACTACCATTTACAAGTAAAATAGTTGAATCAACTAATATATCTCCTGCACCTTCATTAGATGAATACTCGTGTAAATATATTTTTGCACTATCTGCTATTGTTGATAATGAACAAGTTAAAACATACCCGTCAGTGGTAGTTTCTATTAGTTTTTTTGTTATCAGCGAGTCAGGGGCGTAAAGCATGTAGTTCGTCCAGCGCCCCGATTCAGTACTTAAATTTCCGGAGTCGATTTGATTGCGAACATGATTTAACAGAGTATCTAATTTGAGCGTGTCTATTGAGGATGCATCACTACCAAAATTGTGTAATAATATACCCCCTACTGACCTGTTTACAATTGCAGAATCTATGGCTTTCATTGCGTATGAAAATGGGTCTGTATTAAGAAATATATAATTAGGCGCCATATGTTTAGCATCATACGTGGGTATTGCCAAAATCGACGCATAAATACAGTTGTTCCAAGATAGATAATTTCCAGCCATGCGAGAATAATCATAATAAAAATTGGCAATACTATCCACTAATCTATTTCTACTACCCTGCGGAACGCCCCATAAAGGTGCTCCTTTAAAACCATGTGAAATCATCCATGTTTTGGCTATAGCCATATTCGAATCGATCTTGACATTTGATAGTGTGTCGTATCGTTCCCCCGTAAATCCATACGTACAAATGTCGTACCCCTGAGTCTGCATAGTTAAATATTGATTAATTATTTTAACGCTATCCGCTCCCATATTCATATGTACAAAGTAACTGGCTTTTAGGTTGTATTTGTCAAAATAGGGTTTACCTAAAATATAAAAATTGCTGTCAGAACCATCAATATAAAAAAGCATTCCGGCCTTTTCATTCGGACATTTTATGGCTTTCAACTGGTCAAATGTGATAAAAGAAGAATATCCGGTACTGGCAACATGTCTCAGTTTTATGAGATTGATTGCGCTCCAATTAGGAGTTGCCGTTGCTCCAGCCTTAGCAAAAAACTTTTTAGGCAATGATAATCTGTACCAATTATCTGCTTTGTAAATTTTGTGTAATTGCGAAGTGAAATTATAATACGATGATAAGGCAGTCCCGGAACTGCTGAAAATTATTTGCAGCCAGAGTTCGGCGGTACTATCGTAATGCGCTTTGTAATTGGCGTTGATATGGATGTTAAAATTTATGGCGTCGACTCCGCTCAAGTCAAGCACTGGGCTCAGTGTTCTTTGCATGGCGGTATTTGTTCCGGTCGAATAGATACGTATGGATTTTGATCCGTTTTGTACATATACATTATCATCCGCAATACTATCCCCGCCAGAACTTTTAGTCCACTCAGTACCTGCACCTCCATCAAAATTACTAATGACTACCTCACTATCAGGTACCGTGTATTTGGCAACATAATGGGGTCTACCCGCCCCAAGAGCAAATCCTATTATCATAAACAAAAATAAAAAAACATTTCTCATCATATTTATCTCCTATTTAAGAACAATTAACTGATTAAATCCAAACTGAAATTTACTATATGTAAATGTTAAATCATTTGAACCAGTCAAAGCAAAAAGCTCATATCTATTCCAATAATGTTTATGCTCCGCAAGGTTTTTTTTATCAAGTAAACCTATAAACGCCAAAAATTGAAGAAGCACTTTGGACATACATGATGGAGTAGTCACTACAATTTTGCCTTTACAACTAAGATGATTTTTCAATATTTTGAATGTTTTAAAAACCTCTCTAACATCAATATGTTCAATAACAGCCAAACACATAATAGCATCATATACACCTGTGACAGCTTTAATATCATTTACAAATGTATATGATGAAATAGATATACTATTTAATTGTAAATATCTTCCAAATTCCCCATTATTCCCTCCAAAATCCAATACTCTACCATATACATAACCAGATGCTTTTTCAAAACGTAGCCATTGTAATAGTTTTTCAATACCTACTGAATTATCCATATAATTACCTACTTGTTAATTAATAAATAATGATTTAGTAAAGCTCAAAACAGCCATCCACCTACTTTGATGAGGTATCTTCTTACCCCCGTTAAACGCAACACCAAAACCAATACCATCAAACGGATTTACTAAAAGACAAGCACCAATATCCACATTAAGCATTTGATCGGCTACCCCAGGAAATACTATCAAATCCAACGCCACAGACATAAGCACCACATTTTTATCCTCAAAATAAACCTGTCTTACATAGGATAATCCAAAACCAGTAAACGTAAGAAATCCAGGTTGTATCAACTTTTCCCCATCTGTTTTACTGAAAGTAAACACTGACTGAGTAATATCAGTTTTAAATGCCCAATATGCTTGATTTACTTTTACAACGACAGAATCAGCATCAATATTTTCAATATCCTGTTTTGCCAATTTCATCCCTTGTTTAAATTTAATGGTTGACAGTTTTTGCGCTGGAGGTAATGAAGGTCTAAGCAAATCATTAAACAGTCTGAACTCATCAGCCTTTACTGAAGAGAAAATGCTGGATAAAAATATAAAACCTAAAATCAATAATGGTGTCATAATCTTTTTCACATTATCCAATTTACCCTGCTCTTCCGTTTTTAGTGGTTGACCCACGGAATTGGTAAAGTAATTTTTGAGCAGATATGTCACCCCAACACCAAGAGCCGTAATGCATATCATAATCAATTCCGCTTTGTTTGGTAATCGTTGAGCGTTGAGTATAACAGATAATGATGCTAAAATTGTTCCCCCCACGGCAATAAACAGGCCCTTTAAAAAATCTTGAACGTTTACTGATAAGAATTTTGACATAAAACCTCCATGAAAAAGTGAATGTGATTTAAAAATTTATAATCATATACTGATTTAAAAATTTATAATCATATACTGATTTAAAAATTTATAATCATATACTGATTTAAAAATTTATAATCATA